GCCGAGATTCGTTTGAATGAGGCGCTCCGCGCGGGCACCTTGGAGCAGCAGCGAGCCGCGCGAGCGGCGCTCGAAGCCGCACAGGCTCGTCAACGCGCGACGCAGCAGCAGGGCGGCCCGGGACCGCTCGGAAACATTCTGTCTGGAAACTACGCTCTTGCCGCCTTCGCTCGGACTAGCGTTTATGGCGCAGCTGCGGCGGCCGCTTATGGCTTGTTCAACGTCCTGCAGAATGGCCTGCAGAACGTTGTCGAACTTGAGGACGCCTTCGCAAAGCTTCAAGCGATTGCCGACGCGACTGGCATGCAGATGACGGTGCTCAAGGGAGCCATTTACGAGGTGGCCAGCACCTCGCGGTTTGCCACTCTCGATCTCGTCAAGATCAGCCAGACCTTGGCGCAGGCCGGTATCAGCGCAGGCCAGATGGCCACTGTGCTGCAGGCCGTAACCACCCTTGCGAACGCATCAGGGGCCACGCCTGACGAGGCTGTGAACCTCGTCACCGCCGCGCTCGGTTCGTTCCAGCTTCAAGGCGCTGAGGCTGCGCGCGTTGCTGATCTTATGACTTCGGCACTGAACCGAACGAAACTGACCGTCGCACAGGCGGGCCAAGCCATTCAGTACGTCGGTGCTACCGCTTTCGAACAGAACATCAGCCTTGAGCAGCTGCTCGGGACGATCGGTGCGGTCGCACAGGCTGGTGTCCGCTCTGGTTCGACCATCGGTACGGGGTTCCGGCAGTTTCTCGTTGATCTTCAGAGTCCCAGCGAAAAGCTGACCGAGCAGCTGAAGCTCCTTGGTCTGACCCAGGCGGATGTTGACGTCAAGACCCGTGGGCTTTCGACGGTTCTCGAAACCTTGAAGAACGCAGGTTTTGGATCCAGTCAAGCGTATGAAGCTCTCGAAGTCCGGGCGGCCGCCTTCTATCTGACGGCCAAAAACAATGTCGATGTGATCGATCAGCTTCAGGTTGCTTTTGCCGATCAGGGCGCGGCGACGCGAGCCAACGAGCGTGCCATGAACAGCCTGACCGCGCAGTGGCAGCGGTTCAAGAACATCATCGGCGAGGGCTTTAACGAAGAGTTTGGCGATCCTCTAGCTCAGTCGCTGCGCGACATTCTTCGCAGTCTGTCGGACTTTTTTGAAGACGTCAGCAAGCTTCGCGAGCGAAACCAAACCGAAGACGGCTTTGTTAAGACGCTGAATGAGTGGACTAAAGCTGAAGCTGAGTTTGAGGACAACGTAGTCAAGGGGTTCATGAACTCGTCCATCACTCTGAACAACTTGATGGGCGTCAAATTCTTTGATGAGCGCGCGGCTCGCGCCCGCGAGGCTGCGAAGGCGGCCGGTGAACACGCACAATCCGAAGAAGAGCTGGCGACTTCGATCAGCAACACGTCGGATGAAATTTCTCGTCAGATGGGTTTGGCTGATGAGCTTGAGAAAGAATACACTCGGCTTCTGACGCAGAAGGATTCGCTGATTGATAATGATCAGCGCTCCTCGGCAGAGCTTACCAACCTGATGGGTCGGTTCGAGGGTCTATCGGTATATCTAACCAACACCACGAACTTGTACACCGACCTGACCAACGCCGTGCGTGGTTTCATTGCGGCCAATCAGGAGGCGCTGGCTGGAACCATCTCGACGCAGCAGCGCCAGATTGCAGAGCAGAGCGAAGGACTTCGCGGAAGTCGCAGCACGCTGGCTTCTGATGTTCGAAATGACCCCGCGTTCAAGAACGCGCCTCCTGCCGTTCAGGCAGCGGTCGCCTCCGTATACAGCTACGGCCCCGGCACGGACCAGTTTCGCCGCGCCATCCCGGTTCTTAACGATTACGCGAAGGCCTCGGGCGTAGTGGGAACTTCTCTCGGTCGCAAGGTCGGCGCACTAGCTGACAACATGCAGCAGGGTCAGTCCAACAATTCGACGCAGCGCACGCTCTCGACGCAGCGCTATAGCGCCGAGGCCGCCGCAACCGGACCCGGCTCGTACATCAGCTCGCAGATCTCTCTCGCGAATGCACTCGTGGCCCAGAACAAACCTGCCGAAGCGCTGAACGTGATTCGAGGAACGCGAACCTATATGGGCAGCTTCAAAGCCCAGCCGCAGCACGCGGGGTTCATGGCAGACTCGTTCGCTCAGCTCGACAGTCTTGAGAACCAGGTCAAGGCCTCGACGGCTCCGACTTCGAAGGATTTGAAAGATGCGAAGGCTGCTGAGCGCGAAGCCGACCGTCAAGCTGCTCTGATAACCCAAGCCGACATCGACAACATTGTCAGCGGCATGGGCCTGTCAATGCACGGTCGGGGTCACGATGAAAGCCCGGCTGCTCGCGCCCGTCAAAACGCGATGAAGGCTGCTGGACTGACGAAAGCCAGCGCCGACACCAGCGGTCACACGTCTAAGGGTGGTATCGCTCGTGACATCCCCATGAACGGGAAGTCTCTTGAAGAGATGAACCGCGTTGCGGCTGCTCTTGAGGTTCGATTCCGCGAAGCCGGTATCCCTGCTCGGGTTCGTGTTGAGACCGGAAAGGGTAAGAACCAAGGGACTGGGCCGCACATTCACATCGACGTGAAGAAGGGTTCACGCAAGCGCGGAAGCAGCAGCGAGGCCACCTCTCAGATCAAGATCGATCAGTACATCGACCAGAAGCAGCTTCAGATTGATCAAGCCGATCTTGATGCCGCGCTGAAAGACATGACCTCAGCGGTTACCACTGAGACCTTCCATGCCGCCTTCGAGAAGTCGAAGCAGGCTCTGGAGCGTGTCAACCAAGGCCTCCGCAACCAAGCCATGAACGAGCTGGCCAGCAAGGGGCTGATGCCGGGCGATCCCGAGTGGGATGTTCGGATGAACCAGGTCGAGAAGCAAGTCACGCAGAACACGGCCGAATTTCAAGGTAAGGTGGCCGAGGCCATCGTCAACAGCCTGACTGCGATGTTGAAAGCTGCTGAACTGAAGTTTCAGGAGGCAATAGCTCCATCATTGCAGGCCAAAGCACTGGCAGATTCGCGACTGAGCGGCCTCGGCTATGCTTCGAATAGCGGACGTGTGCCTGATTATGTGAACACCCTCGCTCAGCGTCGAGCTGCCCAAGCCAGCGAGAACGTAGACCGAGCGCGGTCTGCCGCGCTCCCCGGAAAGATCTTGGCCGAGCAGGCCGCTTTGAACGACGCGAAAACTCGTCTGGCGGCTATCCCTCGCTACGACTCGGATGGCGTTGAAACGGCAGCCTATCAGAAGGCTTCACAAGCCATCAACGAACAGACTCTCGCGCTTCAGAACCTGATGAACGAGAAGGTGACCCTTGACGCCGCATTGAACGCATCTTCGCAGATTCCTAAGACCTTAACTGAAGGCCTGCATCAGGCGATTAACGCATATCGCGAGACGCACCAGCTCAACAACACCTTTGTTGAAGACCTGACGATGAACATGGGCAGTGCTCTTGAGACTATCCACGGCAGTTTCCGAACGTTCTTTTCCGACATCCTCACTGGTACGAAGACCATCGGCCAGGCCTTCGGCGACATGGTCATGAGCATGATCAATTACTTGGCACAGTTGGCCGCTCAGTGGTTGGCTAACCAAGCTTTTCAAGCCCTCTTGAACGTGCTCGGCAACGTTGGCGGCGGCATCGGAGCAGGCGGCGGAGCTGACGGTTTCCAGTCGCAGATTGGAAGCATCGGCGCGTCCATTGGTCATTTCGAAGGTGGGCCAATCCCCGGCTACGCTGCTGGCGGTCGCGTATCGAACGGATCGAGCGCCCGCGACAGCGTACACGCCAAGCTGGCTCGCGGTGAGTGGGTCATCAACAGCCGAGCGGTTGACAGTGTTGGTGACGGTTTCATGGCCCAGCTGAACAATCACGGCTCAAAGGCGCTTGACTCTCTGCGCAGTGTTCCGCAATTGATCCAAGCTCCGGAGCAGCGCACGAACGTTTACGTGGTTGCGCCGGAGCAGCGGCCGACGCTGTCGCGCAATGACGTCCTTGTTACGATGCAAGACGACATGCTGAACGGTGAGAGCCGTCGACTCATCAAGACGATCTCGCAGGGGGGATGATGAAGACGTTCAAATTTTGCCCCGACAGTCTTGTCCCGGAAACTCTCGTCAGGGAGAACGCCCAAGTAATGTCGCTAGGCGGATGGCAATTTACTGCCCGGCCAACGACGCCATTTCAACGTCGATTCAAGATCACCTTGCACGGCCTACGGTGGTATACCTACGATGATGGCCGTTATGATCCAGTTACTGACCCGGATCACAATGCGCATCTTCTTGAGCGGTTCTACGCTGAGCACGAGATGTGGAAGCCGTTCACTTGGGTTCACCCGCATATCGGGTACGCTCCAATAGAGTGTCGATTTCAGTCTCTGCTCAATGTGCCAGCTGCGATTCCAAACTCCGCTGGTCTGATCGAGCCGCTTGAGGTAAACCTCATCGAGCACAACCCGGGGTTCTGATCATGGTGTCTCTAACTTCTGTCGGCGAACGATTTCACATTCCGTGGCGCGTCATCTTCGGCGGAACTGGCCATGTGCGCGGAACAGTATCCGAGACTGATCAGACATCTCAGCCGAGCTATGTGTTTGTGCGGCCACGCCATGTCTTTCGGACCCCGTCACCAAGTGCTCTCCGCCCGGGGATGGTCATTCAATCGCCTCATGGTTGGACCTTCATCATTGGCGACAACGGCCCTTCGGAACTTCGAGAAGGAGTGCTTTGGCTCAGCTACCGGGTCTTCGAACCGACGGGTCAGTATGAGTGGAAGCGCCGAACCTCAACATTGGATCCTGTGACAAAGACCCAAGTTGAAGGGTCTCCGGCGCTGCTGGGCACGGTCTATGCGGCGGTGGAAGCGATGGACCGTCTTCAAACCGACCGCGAGATGCGTCAAAATTTCGAGCAGATGCGGTTCATTACCGGTGCTGATGTTCAGCCTGATGATATTTTTGACAACCGAATCGTCACAAAGGTAGACAAACAGCTGGGACTTGCGATAGGCACGCTCACCTAGAGGTGCTTATGACGATTAGCGGCGCTAAAGGTGGCGGAAGCTCCTTTGCTCAGACTCCTGACAATCTCCGGTCAATCGATACGTTCGAGGGCCTTCTCGGTCTGTGCGTGGGGCCGATCAAGGGGCCTGTGCGTGGTCTGAAGTCGATCAAGATCAATGACACGGCTATTGAGAACGAAACAGGGGAGCTGAACTTCGGTGAGTTCATTGCCACATTCGCCGATGGTGACCCGACAAAATTCCCTCAGAAAGTTGAGTTGAAGCTCGGAGCCGGGGCCTCGCCGATTCCAGTTCAGGTCGCGTTGACGAACACCAATACCGGCGCGGGCATTGGCACTCCGGGTCCATGGGTGACGAAGACCGTATCCAACACCGGTGCAAATTTTCTGGACATCCGTCTTGTTGTTCAGCAGCTGTGGCGTCAGGATAAGAAGGGCATCTACAACGAAACCGCAACGATCGAAATCCAGATGAAGCCCACTGCGGCTACGATCTGGATCAACCCGACGATTACAACCCCGACTGGCACCTATGACGAGCAGGGCGGAACGAAAGCGGACAAGCATCGCCGATATATTCCGCAAGAGAAGTTCAACTTGGACGGATCATGGGCCACCCCCACGGCGAATTTCCCTATCACCGGCAAGACCACCAGCCCGACGGTATTTGAGATTCGCATCTCCGTCCCGAACACTGAGGCCTACGCCGCAACCGGCTGGGACGTTCGCTGCCGTCTTCTGCAGCGTGACACTTACGACAACGGTTCGGAAGAGGATAATCAGCAAGAGAAGCGGTCGGTCTCGTGGGAGTCAGTCTCCGCCGTATACTCAGGCGAGCTTGGGGATCACGACGATTGGCAAGGACTCTCATGGCTCCAGCTGTACGGGAAAGCGAGCGACCAGCTCAATGGTGTTCCCGAAGTCACTGGCGAGTATGACACAAAGATTGTTCCCGTACCCCCGTCGGGAGTCTACAATCCGGACACTCGGCAGTACATCCCCGGAGTTTGGGATGGGTCGTGGGCCTACGCCTTCACCACGGATCCCGCGTGGATTATCGCAGATGCGATCAGCGATCCGCTGTCTGGCCTCTCTGTGATTGCCACGGGGTCATACCTGAACAAGTGGGATGCTCTTGAGGCCTCAAAGTGGTTTAGTGAACTTGTCTCTGATGGTGCCAGCGGGACGCATCCGCGCTACAGTTTGAATCTGGCCATCAGCGACACGCAGAAAGCTGAGGATTTGATCCGCTACATGGCAGGGGCGGTCGGCGCACTGGTTTGGGATCAAGGCAACGGCGAGTGGCGAATGAAAGTCGACAAGCCGGATGACCCCGTGGACATCTTCACTCTCGACACCATCGAAGGCGAATTCGTCTACAATCACACCGATGTGGACACGCGCTACAACGATGTGATTGGCAAGTTCAAGAATGCCGCGATGGACTATCGCGAGGACAGCGTTCGTCTATTTGACAATGACTCCATTGCGCAGATCGGACGTAAACCCACGACCATCGCTTTGGTCGGGTGCACCAACCGGCAGGAGGCCCTTCGTCGGATTAAGCTTCGCCTTCGCTCAGCCGTGAATGAGACCCGAGTGGTCAACTTCACCACCAACCGTCGCGGCCGAAATGTGAACATGCTTGATACGATTCTTGTCGTTGACGGCGACCTTGGTGACAGCGATCAGCAGACGAATGGCCGCGTCGCGGCTATTTCTGCCGATCGTCAAACGATCACTCTCCGCGACCCCGTGTATTTGGCTCCGAGTGTCTCCTACACTCTCAAGTACGCTGCACCAAACCCTGACTACGATCCGGAAACGACCAGTGAACCGACGAGCGCCGAGTGGCGGAAGCCAACGATTGTTGAAACCAAGTCGGTGACCAACACGGGGGCCGAGGTTGGCAGCACTCGAACCCTCCACCTGTCCTCGGCGCTCCCTGCTGACGTCGCCTCAAACCTGGCTGTGGCGCTTGACGCAACCGGCTTGGTGACCCTGCCTAAACTGTATCGTGTTCTGAACGTAAGCGTCGCTGATGATGGCGAGCGAATCAGCATTGGTGCGGTGGAAGTCGACACCGGGAAGTGGGCAGCAGCCGATGCCGTGTCTCCTCAGGACTCTGTTTTTCAAGACCTTCGAGGGATTGTTCCGCCTCCGCTTGAACCGGAGTTTGGTGACCCGATTTCCCTGCATCGAACCTTGACGCCAACCGGGGTGATCACCACCCTTCTGGCGCAGTGGGAGCGTCCCCCAAGCTCGGCCGTCAACGGCTTCCGTGTTCGTCACGGAATCAACGGCGACCCGATGACTGTGGTTGTGGATCGAACGCAGGTTCCGACGTGGGAGTTGGTTAGTCCTCCTCCCGGAATCCACCACATCGAGGTGTGCTCAATCGGTCGCAATGGAAGCTACAGCACTCCGCTGTCAGCCTCCCTGTTGGTTTCGAGCGGACCCGATGAGACTCGCACGTCGCTCGGAGCCTTGTGGCAGAGCGGCGGAGCACTGGTTCTGGCCTTCCCTTATGAGAAGGGCGACATCATCACCGATCAGGGCGCTGCTTGGATCTACATCTCTGACGCAGCGTGGGACGGTAGCACTGGGCCGCCGGATTTGCCGGTTCAGGAAAACACGTATTGGCGTCAAATTAAGGACGCGACGGCTTCGACACTGACAACCGCTCCGACGACTGTCAGCGTGAAAACTGACTACCTTTACGCGCCTATCGGTGGTGAGCTTCCACGCCTCGGACAAGCCCGGTTTCTTGTGGGGGCGGCGGACGTCACTGCAGCCACGACTTGGAGCATTTCAACAGCGGTAGGGTGCACGGTCAGCATCAACTCAACTGGCGGCTGGAACATCACTGCGACTACCGGCGTCAACCCGTATTTCGAGGTGACAGGGGTCTACAGCGGAACGACGCTGGTTCGTCGTGTTCCGATCACCACCATTCCTGGAGACCCTCCTCCGGGATCCGGCGGCGGCTCCGGCTCGTCTGGTGCAACCATTAGCAGCGGCTTCCCGACAATCGGAATCAGCGGAACGTATCCGACTGATCCTGTTCCAATCGGAACTGTCCAGAGCAGCAGCACGGGCAAGCTGGAGTTCAGTGCCACGTTCTGGTACAGCATTGACTGGCCGACAACCAGCGCGATCAAAAACTCGTACCTCTCGGGGAAGCTCGTATATCGGGCGGGGACCAGCGGCAGCTGGACTGATGTTGCATCTGAAACCACCGGGAGCGAGGCATATGCCGAGTCTGATGGCATCGACTTTGGGGGAACCTCGGGCTATGATGGTGACCTTAATATTGCGCCGGTAACCGTTACGGGCCTCACTGCCAGCACGGACTATCAGTTCGGAATCAAACTGCGCCGCTCAAGCGGCAATGCTGCCCACACCTACCCTAGCGGGTCAATCACAGCGCTTCAGGTGACGTAATGGCTGAAACTTGGTGGCTCATTGAGAATGACGACGGAAGCCACCGGCAGGTGGCGACCGATGGATCACATCCGTCCACCGTTGGTGAGGTCGGAGAGGCCTTTCAGATGTCTCGACGAGGTGACTTGACGCTCGAGACGGCAAACGCCGAGACCGGCCTCTGGAGTGACAACATGGTCGCGGTCCGGGAGCGCTTGATCCGTAAGGTTGATGAGGAGCGGCAGGCCGCTCAGGACGCGCTGCTGTCGCATGGCGACGGCAAGAAGCTGGTGTATGTCCAGAAAAATGCTGAGCAGTTGGACTACTACCTCAACGGTGCAACGCCAGCCCTTAGGGATCGATTCCCGGCGGCTTACGCGGAGATGGACGTGAGCGGAGAAGATTTGGCGACGGTCATTGCCAAATTCAAAGCTGGAGCGGAAGCAGCCAACCAGAAGCTATACACTTTTGATGCCTTGTTTCACCACGCCAAGAAGCAGATTCAAGACGCGACAACGGCCTCAGAGGCTGAGGCAGCGGCCTCTGTGGATTGGTCGTAACCGGTGGCCACCACTTGAAATGAGTTGACCGAAACCAACGATCACGGAATACGGACGCCATGGAAAACCCAGCCTATCAACCTCTTTTTGCCGATCGCTACAATCCGTTGGTGCTCACGGTAACCTTTCCGGGGAAAAACCTGACCGGCTGCGTTGTTCACGGCCAGGTTCGTCGAAAAGTGAACTCGATCACCTCTCCAGTGGCGGACTTGCCGATAGTCACCATTCCGGTCGATTCCGGCTTCATGCTTCTGAGCGCGAGTCCGACAGGTTCAAGTCTTCGGATGTGTGTGACGAAGGAGGACTTGGCTTTGTTCACCAGTGCGGACGATGCCGGAGACGTTTACGTCCGCTACGATATCACCGTCACTGAAGCCGACGGCTTTACCTCGAACGTCTGGGTCTACGGCCCACTGATTATTCGCGCAGGAGTTGATAATGGATGACTCAGTCAACCTCGTTGTTCAAGGAGCGCCCGGTCCGAGCGCCTATGAGCTTTGGCTGCTGTCGGGTAACACCGGAAGTCTGGAGGACTTTTTTGCCGCTGTGGCTGCTGATCAACGTGGGCGCTACGTTCTTCCCAGTCGATTTTTGACTCGTCGAGTTATGGCGTCACCTCCGACGGTAACCTACTCCAGCTCTGGCACGCACACATTGGGTTCGAACCGGGTTTTCATGCCTTCAGCTGACGGGAGCGCGATCTCCAGCACTTTCAATTATCGAAAAATGTCCAAGCCAGTTGCGGTCAATGCCGAGGTTTCTGATCGCGGATGCTCCTACGGGTTGGTCCCTGGAGCCTCGACGGCCTCTCACATGTCTTCGGTCGCCTGCACTTACGATGGTTTGGCAATCGAATTCACGTTTGCGAACAACGGGCAAAAGTTGTGGATCAAGGTTGATGGGGAATACGTTTCGTTCACCCCTACCACGCTGGCAACCGGCAGCGCACCATCCATTCTCTACATCAACTTCGGATCCGCCAAGATGCGCGAGATCGAGGTGATTCTCTGCGGCGTTGGCCAGACCCTGCGTTTCGGCGGAGCATACATCGAACCTACCGCCTCAATCGCGCCGGTAGCGCCGCGCGGCCCCCGCACCTTCATCCTGGGCGACAGCTTTGGCGAAGGCACAGGTGTGACCACCAGCGAATTTAACGTCTATGGAGCTGTCCTTGGAGATCTGTTGGGTTGGGACGACATCATTATCTCAGCTGTGGGTCAGACGGGTCTGTTGGCCACTGGCGGTGGAACCAAACTGAATTATCGACAGCGTGTGGCCGCCGATGTTCTGGCCTTCCAACCCGAGTTGGTCATAATTCAAGGCTCGATCAACGACACCGGTGAGACGACAACCGCTGTATCGACAGAGCTTCAACTTCTGATCGCTACAATCAATGCTGCCGCACCACACTGCCGCGTGATTGTGACGTCAATGCTGGCCGCAGACGGCGGCGGTTTTGCCCCTCCAGCCTTCTATCTGGCTTCGGAAGGCTTCAAGCAAGGCGCGGAAGCTGCCGGTGTCGGGTTCATAAATCTGATTGAACAGCCTTTGCCTCCTCAAGCGGCCATCGGCGGGACCATCACGCGCGTAGCGGCTTCGAACGCGACGCGCCTGTACACCAGCATCAAGGTTCCGCGAAACACCACGCTGAAATTCCCCAATGGCACGCACTTTCGTACTGTTCTCGGTACCGAGAGCGGATCGGGAGACTTCATTTGTGATGGAGATCAGTGCACGCTTGGGGCCGCAATTGGAGACACCTTCACGGTGGTCGGAAACAGCGCCTGGTCTGGCAACGGTAACACCGCATCCCACGCTGATAATGGGAACTGCGACCTCGTGGTTTGCAACGATAACGTGCATCCTTCTGATGCCGGTCACATCATGATCGGAACCGGCATCGCCTATGGCCTGGCCAAGGCGCTGAACCAATAGCCTGTAAACACAAGGGCACTTCAAATGGCGAGAACCTACAACGTCATAATGAGCGGCCCTCCGGGGCCGAGCGCCTATGAAATCTGGCTTCTTCAAGGAAACACCGGAAGCATCAGCGACTTCTTCGCGGCTGGTCTCCCAGCCCTTCCAGCCCGGATCTCCGTCTCTGTGGGGATTGCCGACGCTGGAAAACTACCGCTTCTGAACGGCTCAGGGGTTTTGGATAGCAGCTTTCTCTCGGCGTCAGTCGGAAATGTTCTTGGCCCTGCAAGTTCAACTAACCTGAATATTCCAGTTTTTAACGGTGCCACGGGAAAGTTACTTTTAGATAGCGGCGTGAAATTCAGCACCGACGGGTCGCTTTCTTCAAATAGTGACAGCTTAAGCCCGTCAGAAAAGGCTGTTAAAACCTACGTCGATAGTAACGTCACTGGTCTTTTAGAGCTAAAAGGCTTCACAGATTGCTCGGCCAATCCAAACTATCCTGCAGGTATAAAGGGCGATGTTTACATCGTTTCAGTCACCGGCAAGATCGGCGGAGTCAGTGGCGTCCCGGTTGAAAAGGGCGACTGGTACGTCTGCACCGCAGACAACGCGGGCGGCACTCAAGCTGCGGTAGGCGGCTCTTGGGGCGTTTTGCAAACCAATCTGATCAACGTTGCTACGCGAAATCGCGTGCTTGGTCCGGCCATCACCAGCTCGGCGCTGACCGCGAGCGAGGTGTTCTTTGCAGTTACTCCTCCAGTTGGAGAAACATGGACATTTCCGGCTAACTTCGCCAACGCTTCTGGCAAGAAACTTAGCGGTGGGACAAACCCGGCCGCAAGCTATGTCATAGATGTGAAGAAGAATGGGTCTTCAACTGGAACGATTACCATCTCCACCGGAGGTGCTGTTACGTTTGCAACGAGCGGCGGCTCAAGTTTCACTTTGATCGGCGGCACCGACGAGCTACAGCTTGTCGGACCCGGGACGGTCGACACCGCAGTCGGCTACGCCTTCGCCATCCCGCTAACCTACTAAGGATCTAACATGGCTGTCGTTCTTGTTGACGGATTTGACCTCTACAATGGCACCGGTCTGAACACTGGCCTACAGGCCAAATGGTCAGTATCAGCCAGTGGCCACTCCATGATTTCTGGACGTTTCGGAGGACAAGCTCTCAGAATCACGGCTGGCACCTCGAACGCCTACGCAACCCGAGCCTTCCCCGGTAACTACGCCTCCTTCGCTGTTGGGTTTGGCATGCGCGTCACCAGTTTTGCCAGTCTTACCGGCCCATATCCTATGTGCTCTTTTCAGGATAGCACTGGCACAATCCAGTGCGGATTCCGGGTAACGACCGCAGGGGCGCTGGAGGCTTACAGATACACTTCGGACAGCTCCGGCACTTCCCTCGGCGTTTCGGCGTCAGGAGTGATGATAGCCAACGCATGGCACTTCGTTGAATGCGAGGTGACTATCAACGATACAACCGGAGTGTTCAAAATCTACGTAGACGGGGTACAGGTATTGAACCTCACTGCCCAGGATACGAAGAACACCGCCAACGCTAATGCCGGTCTCATAAGGTTCGGGGCAGCAGCGAATATTTCTCAAGTGTTCGATATCGACGATCTCTACGTCACCGACACCGCCGCCAAGCTAGGCGAGCGCCGGGTTGAAACGCTCTACCCGACAAGTGACGTGGCGCAAGGATTCGCACGCTCGACCGGAGCCGTGAATTTCAGCTTGGTGGACGAAGCGCAGGTCAACGGCGATACCGACTACGTTCAAGGCAGCACGGTCGGCGACGTCGACACCTACGGTTTCAGCGATCTGACCGGAACTCCAGCGACAATCGACGCCGTTCAAGTTTCATGCTTTGCTTTGAAAACCGACGCGACAAGTCGAAGCATTGCTTTGCAGGTGAAGAGCGGCGCGACGACGAGCGACGGCAGCAACTTTGCCTTGGCCGCCAGCTACGGAAAATTTGAGCGTCTTCTGTTGACCGACCCGAATACAGCAGCAGCATGGACTGCGGCCAATGTGAACGCCGTTCAAGGCGGCCCGAAAGTGACGGTCTGATATGGCCAATGAATATCGTGTCTCACAGTTCGCAGTTGAATCTCTGCAGGACGGCGCGGCGTCAGCCCGGATTAGCTCTCTAGCCTTGGAGACACTAACCAGCGGTGTGGCTCTAGGACGTGTCAGTTCTCTAGCCTTGGAGACACTGACCAGCGGTGTGGCTCTAGGGCGCGTCTCACAATTTGGAATTGAAGTCTTGCGGTCAATCCCCGGAAGTGCGCGCCGACGGCAGATGCAGTCAGTTTTCTAGGCAAAAGAAAGGGGCCGTTAGGCCCCCTTCCCTTATCCGAACTTGTCGTCCTCGGTCCATCGCCGGATCATGCTTCCGGCCGCTCCGGGCACCGGCCGATTGTCGGCCAGGTTTCCCGTCTCGCGCGCGTCGAGAACGATTGCAGCACAAGCCATCGCGTGGCCAAGGTGATGCACGCCGCTGGTCGGATCGATGTCTTCGCCGTCCAGATATTGCATCAGATGGCGCATGGCGGCGGCCACGTAGACACGGGCCAGCACCTTGTTTCCTCGCCAGTTGAACGGACCGTATTTGACCGCGCCGTCCATCATGGCCGAGGCCAGATGCAGAACCCCGGCAGGGGGAACGACCGACAGGTCCGGCTTCTTCATGCCCAGCGCGTCCTTCGGGTTCACCCCGCCCGGCTGCTGTTCTTCGACTACCTCTGCAACGTCTTCAAGGTTGGGGAATCCGAAAAGCATATCACGAAGCTCGGGCGATAGGTCGCTGAGAGGAATCTCAGCGATGTAGCCGCCGGGGTTCATCTGGAGAAGATCGATCAAGTCCTGCTCGGTCTTGAAGCGAGGGCCGCTTCCGACTTCGATCGGCTCGGGGATGGCAACGCCGTGAGCTTCCAAAGCCTCAAGGGGGTTGAAGGGGTCGTTCATACGGAAACCTCTGCTTTAATCGCCGGATGGGGGTCATAGTCGACGAGGGCGATCCCGTCGGTACGGACGTCGTGGACGCCGGGCAGATATTCCATCGGCTCAAGTTCGAGCTTCGGAAAAGGCTTCGGCATCCGCGTCAACTGTTCCCGCGCCTGTTCAACGTGGTTCGAGTAGAGATGCAGATCGCCGAAAGTGTGAATGAAGTCGCCAACCTCAAGGCCACACTCGCGTGCAACCAGATGGGTCAGTAGCGCGTAGCTGGCGATGTTGAACGGGACGCCGAGGAAGATATCGGCCGAGCGTTGATACAGCTGACACGACAGCTTTCCCTTGTCCACGTAGAACTGGAACATGACATGGCAGGGCGACAGGCGCATGCGGGGAAGATCGGCTACGTTCCACGCCGAGACCAGGATTCGACGCGAGGTCGGATTGGTCTTCAGCGTCTCAACCGCCTGAGCGATCTGGTCGATGTGACCTTCGATTCCTTCCCACGAGCGCCACTGCTTGCCGTAGATCGGGCCGAGGTTGCCGTCCTCGTCGGCCCACTCATCCCAAATCGTGGCGTCCAGCGTCTCGATGTTGGTCTCACCGCGAAGGAACCACTTCAGTTCCTCGACGACGGGCTTCCAGTTGACCTTCTTGGTCGTCAGAAGCGGAAAGCCGATAGCTAGATTGAACCGCATCTGACGCCCGAAGACGCTGTAGGTGCCGATCCCGGTTCGATCTTCGCGCGGAGCCTCATCAGCCTTGTCCAGAAGCTGCTTGAGCAGCGCAAGATACTGAAGCTCCGGATGGAAGCTCTCATTGCCGTTGTTCAGCAGCTGGGCGGAAACGCTCAGCTCCGAGCCGCCCGAGAAGGGAAAGATCACTCCTCCCGCAGTGTCGATCACGGTCGGACCCTGTCCGATGATCAGGTCGTAGGTCTTGCTCATCATGCCTTCTCCAAGTTGAAGTAGCGGGGCTTCGGCTCAGGCTTGCCGGTCCGTTCGATTGCGTAGAGCAGGAGCCACTGCCCGTCTCGGCCGGTCGCCATGAGGTGCGTCCCGGCTTCGAAACTGGCCCGCGCCTCGGCGATCTTCGGATCAGTGTTGTCCCACGGCTCACCCATAGCCCGGCGACGCGTGACCAAGTGGATGCGCATATCGGGGCGACCAAAGCCGTCGTGGCGTTCGCCGGTCTTCGCGAGGTCTTCCTGATTCTTGCCAATGATTTCGAAGACATCAGGAAGTGAAATGCCCGTGCTTCGGCTGGCCTTGAACGGGCTGAACCGGCGCGGGTTCGCGCGATAGATTCGCAGAACGTCTTCTTCTTCCTCGGGGGTATAACTCACGGGTAATCTCCTAGGTCTACAAGGTGGTCGGCGACCTCAACGCCGCGATGGGTGATGAGTATGATTTGACTCAGATGATCCTTGAGGGAGACCATTGCTTGGATCGTCGCTTGACGGCGTTCAGCATCGAGGTCGCCGTCCATCTCGTCGCCGATGAAAACCGGGAAGGCTTTCCCGACGAGAATTTGTCCCAGCGCCACCCGAAGCGCGATGTTGGCCACAGTGGCCCCCGCGCCTGACAGGGTTTCGATCCTCTGGTTGTTGACGACAATATCCATGTCCTCGTCCACGACGACGGTGGCCAGTTTGCCGTTCGTCATGTCGAAGATTAGACTGGACGCCACCTTCGACAGCGTCGGCGCGAGATACGCTTTGAGCGTAGCCCGGGCGTCGGCGAGGCCGGTCGCGCCCGCCTTGAAATCCTCAGCAGCCTTGCGCCTCGTCTCGATATCGGCGGTCAGCTTCTCGAAGGCCTTGACGTCCTCCTGCCAACGCGCGTGGTCACGCTCATAGGCCTCGGCATCACGAAGGGCGTCGCTCAGATGATCAAGTGCGATCGAGTCCGGAGCAGTGCCGAGGGCATACAGCGCGGCCTGATGTTGAGCGTTAGCAGCAGCCCCTTCCCGATAGGCCTTGTCTTGGGCGTCGAACAAATTCCAAGCCGCGAGGTTCGCGCGCATTGTGGCAAGCTCCTCGCTACGGTCTTCCATGGTCGGGTTCTTCAGCGCAGCCTCGGCCTCGTCGGCGGCCTTATGGTCAGCAAGGAGATCGCGACCATGGCTTGGGTCAAGCCACGGTTCATCCGGCGACCACTCAGGAAGCGGCGTTGCCCAGCGAATATGGGCCTCGGCATCAAGACGCAGCTGCTCACGGGACACCAGCGGTTCATTCGGAAGCTCTCCGCGTGTCCGAAAAGTGTGTGCACACTTCGGACATGAAACCTGCTGATCAGCGATCTTCTTCAGAGCGTCGATCTGATCCCAAACCGCGAGAAGACGGTGGACTTCATCGAGTGGAAGACCGGGCGCGCACCCCCGGCGCTTGGCCTCGGTCACGAGAGCATAGACCTCCATTCCGCGATTGATCTGGTCAATCGACAGCTCCGGACGAACGATCTTTCGAAAACGGTCGCGCTCAGCCTCATCGGCCAAGCGATCGCGCTCGTGAAACTCGCACTGCTGTAGGCTCAAGTCCAGCGGACGCTGGACTTCAGGCTGCTCTGGCTTATGGAGCGGAGCAATAAGACGCTGAAGACGCTGCGCTTCGGCGGCGATCTCACGAGCCTCCTCCAACAGCTCGCGCGCGTGGGCCGAGGATTCATAACCGATTGGCTTCTTCGGTTCGTCGCCGGGCGCGCGCATCAGCTTGGTCATAGCCTCAGCCTCGCGCTTCAGGGCGTTGCCTTCGTCGCGGCAGGCCTTCTCGACGGCTTGAACATCCATGACGCCGAGGATCTGATCGACCATCGCCTTACGCGCCGCTGGCCGCATCGTGCCGAACAGGGCCGTGTCGCCCTGCATCGAAGCGTTGCAGACGTCGAACACGTCAAGGCCATAGCCAAGGATTTCGATGGCCTTCTTGTTCACGGCATCGGCACCAACAGCCAGCTTCTCGGTATCAGAAATCGACTGCTCCTTGGCTGTCCGAACGATGCGATAATCGCGACCGCGAATGACGAAATCTCCGGCGATATCCAGGACGGTGTAGTCGGCCATCTTTCCACGCAGCGCGGCGCTGCCGAACAGCAGGTAGCGAACAGCCTCGCTGGCAGTGAAGGTCTTTCCTGAGCCGTTGGGGCCAACCACGGCGGTGATGCCAGATTGTGGTTGAAAGTTCACCACGATGGTTGCACCCGTTGCAGCGAAGGTCGCTCGGCCTGATAGATTTTTGATCATTGGGCGGTCCTAACGTGAGTCGTCTATTTGGCCATCAGTCTTTCCAAAAACACTGGGTGTTTTCTGTTTAGAAGGTAGCTGTCAGATGTCGATTACTCTCACTCCCAACGACAAAGCCAAGTTGGCAGGCGCTCACCCGGACTTGGTCCGTGTTATCGAGCGCGCGGCAGCGACATCGAACATCAATTTCAAGGTTCTGGAAGTTCTTCGGAGCGTTGAGCAGCAGAAGAAGAACGTGGCCAGCGGTGCCAGTTCGACGATGCGCTCTCGGCACCTTGCCCACCCCAAGGATGGTCTCAGCCGCGCCGTGGATATCGTCCCGCTGGTGGATGGCCAGGTGAGCTGGGCGTGGCCGATCTACCGCAAGCTGGCTCCGATCATCAAGCAGGCTGCGAAGGATCTCGGCGTTCCTCTGGAATGGGGCGGCGACTGGAAGAAGTTGAAGGACGGACCGCACTGGCAGCTTCCGTGGGCGAGCTACCCATAATGGTTGAGGCACACTTGGCCCTTGCGGCTCTTCGTTTGACGGAAGTTACGATGCTGTTCGGCATCGCGTGGTATCTGATGTGGACTGTCCCACCGGCTCCGCAACGGACCCTGCGTTTGATTCTTTGTTCAATGCTGATGGGCATCAACCTGGCAGCGATACTGATTCGTGTCTTTGTCCTACAAGTGGAACCGTGGTGATGCGCGCCGAGATCAAGGCAGAAGTTATCGACACCATCAAGCGCGGTCGCGTTCGGTGGTTCGTCATAGCCTTCGTCTTGGCCGGGTTCCTGATGAGCGCCATGCTGTGGTGGCAGCTCAGCGAAACTTCCCCTGATAAGTGGTGTGCCCTTGCGAAGCAGGGTTCGCCGGAGTTGGTCGGTTCGTGTGCGGCAATCCTTCTTCGACTTCTGGACTTGAAGGACCACACGATCATGGGCCTGATGTTCATCCTCGGCTTGAGCTTCCTTTCGCTCGCCGTTGTGGCTCTCGGCGTCCGCATCAGTGCGGAAGCCCCGACTGGTCTGAAAACCAGCATCGAGGCCGATGAGACCGTTGTCACTGATGGAACCTCTGAGGTCACCATCCCAACACCAACTGAAGAAAGGGTTCCCCAATGAAGCTTCCCTCGTTCCTGACCGGCTCGCTCTGGAAGCTTGCTTTTGGTGGTGCCACCATCATGACGCTGATCCTGTCGGCGCTTCTCATGGCCAGCTACTTCGAGAACCGTTCCCTGTCGTCTCAGCGCGACGAGCTGGCTCAGCAGATCAATGATCCCAAGACCGGCTACATCGCCCAGCTGGCGCAGTCGCGAACTAACGTGGCTCAGCTTCAGTTGGCCCTGACCAATCAGAATGAGGCGTATCAAAAGCTGAAGAACGACAGCGATGTCGCCCTGAAAGCGTCAGCAATCAAGCTTCAAGCCGCAAAAACTGAAACGAAAATCGCTGAACGGAAGCTCGGACAATTTCTATCCACCAAGCCACAAGGCTCTAGCCTTGAGCAGCGTATTCAGGATATTGACCAGCGGGCTTTGAGGGAGTTAGTTCCGTGATCCGATTTCTTGCCATTCCGCTGCTCCTTCTCGCGACGGCCTGCGCTGGCCCGAAGATTCCTGAGCCTCGCATCGTCATTCAAGAGGTTAAAGTCCCGGTGGCCGCGCCCTGCGTTCCCGAGAGCTACGATCCCTTCCGCCCAGCCTACGTCGACAGCGACGAGAACCTTCGCGGAGCCGCTGACGCTGCCGAGCGATACCAGTTCCTATGGGCAGGACGTCTGCAGCGCATGGCGCGCGAAAAAGAAAACGAAGCTGTCATTGCTGGATGCCCTCGCGGGAGCGTCAAGTAAATGGTCGAAGAAGCCGTCGCCCACAGCCGTGAAACCCGGCAGCTGCTCAACACTCACGTCAGCCTCACGGAAGTGAAGCTGACGAACCTTGAGACGTCGATCGCTCGGATCGAGAGCGCTATGAAGTGGGCTGGCGGCCTGATCATCACCCTGCTGATTTCGGTTCTAGGGTGGGCAGTGGTTCAGCAGATCAATGCGAACGAAGCGCAGAACCGCGAGCTTCGTCAGCAGATGATCCTGCTGCAGCAACAGCAGCAGCAGGAACGTCTGGATTCAGCGGCCCGTGCTTCCCAAGCCGCCGGTGCCTCGGTCGGTGGACGATAGTTCGTCCACTTCCTGTATCGCGGTCGGCCGGACGATCGGCGAGAGCACGAGCTGAGCAATTCGGTCGCCGCGCTCAATGTTGTAGGCAAGGCGGCCGAGATGCGACAGGATCACGAAAATCTCGCCGCGATAGTCGCAGTCAATCGTCCCGATCCCATTCGTCACGAACACGCCGTGCTTCGCTGCTAGTCCACTTCGGCTCCTCACCTGAATCTCGAACCCGGGGGGAACCTCGACGGCGAAGCCTGTGGCCATTGCTATCGTCTGGCCACGGAACAGCCTTGCGCTTTCCGCCGCACAGATGTCCATGCCCGCTGCGCCGGAGGTGGTGTACGTCGGCAGTGGCAAGCCCTCGCCGTTCGGAAGCCTCTTGAATTTCAGCGGCCGATGCCCGCTCGGCCTTTCGAGCAGTGATGAGTCGGTCATAGTTTTGCTCCATCCATGTGATGCCGCGCTGCGCGGCGGTCTTCAAATATTCAGGGCGCTGGACCCCGATGCTGATTGAATAGCGTCGGCCAAGACCTGGCCGGTGGCTGCTGATCCGGATTACATCCTCGTCAACTTTTCCGGGGTTCAAAATCACGTAACGGCTGTCAGAATGCGGAACCATGCTGGATTCAAGCTTGGCCGGGATCTCCAGTTCCCGGGCCTTGTCCAGCAGGACTATCGCCACTTCCACACTGTTCTTCGGGGTTGTCATCGACGTGAATCCTCTCCTTGATGAACTCCTGAACCGCAGGAGCGAGCGGGCGAATGCGCTCTCGGAGAATTTTCTGCCAGTCGAAATCATCAAGACACAGGGTGTCTCGGACCGTTTTTGCATCTTGGACGCGAATATGCGTCAGGCCCAGACAATCCAGTTCCGGAATTTCCTCGCCGGGTTCAACGACCACGCGGACATACTTGTTCCGAAGCGACTCAGGATCGGCCAGAACATCGGCCAGCGGCAGTGTGACATACAGCGACCCCTCAGGATCCTCGGCATGCGTGTACGGCTCCATCGAGCCGGTGCAGTGTACGACTACTCCATTGATGGAATATGGACCGGGCTTGTGGTAGTGGCCTGAGTAGATGCCAATCTCTCCGAACGCAGCGCGAAGCTCAGCAACAGGGGCAAGATGATCATCTTTCTCATTGAAGAGAGACAGATCCCAATGACCGACGGCAGCGTCAACGTCTCCAGATCCGATGAGGTCAGCAACTTGTTCATCCGCACGGCGATCGTACTCCCATGGAAAGACGGCGATCCCGCAGACGTTGGTCGGCTTCTCGATCACCTTGAGGTTGTCAAACCGGTTCTCGATCATCTTGCGGAATGAGACCCACGCGCCAACCGCGCTCAGGTTCTTGGGCAGATCGTGGTTTCCGGGGAACATGACGTAAAGCACGTCAGGATTTCGCTCAGCAGCAGCAAGCACGGCGTTGGCCGTGGCCACGGCGACGAGATCGGAAACGTAAGGGTTGTCGAACAGGTCACCAACCATGATGATGATATCGGCGTCAGCCTCAAGCTCGGCCGAGAAGTGGGCCGCTTGCTTGGACTCACGCTCACCGAGACGGTGGCGTGGAACACCCTGCTCCACGCCAAACTTCCGGCCAATGTGAGGGTCGCCGATCAAGTGAACGCGAACCCCGTCAGAGAGAGTGAAGTCGGTCATCGAAACCTGCTCGAAACAACAGCCTTGGTGGCATGCTTGGCCCTTATCTTCTCGATTATATGCGGTGTCTCGCAGCGTGAGAACTCAATCTCAAAAGCCGAGGCTGGATCAAGGCCAGCAACGGCGCAGAGCGAAGACAGGGTCACAGTCACGCCGCCCAGCTCCTGAACAGGCTCGCCCTCTGGCTTATCGAACACCTGTTCGACAAGGCCTGAGGCCTGTTCTTTGCTCACCCCAAGGGCCTGGACAAGTTCCATTGCCTCCTCAAGGAAGCGAAGGCCTCGCTCCTCAACATCGTGAAGGCTCTCGGGTCCGAAGACAGCGGCAAGCCACGCCTTGGCGCGGTCGGGTTTGAGGTCAATACTCATCCGACCACCTCAACACGAATGTGTTTGTTCTTCGCATACATCAGCTGATCCAGCTGCCATGCGCAATCGTGCAAAGCATTGTGCTGCATCCCTTCGACTGGGAAGGGCACGACGTCCTCGACGCTGCTATGTTCAGCCGTCCCTTTCAGTGCGGCCAAGAACGAGTTTAGGTCGCGCATGAGCCGGTAGTGGGCGGGCATCGGAAGATCGCACTGCTCAAGGTGCGACGAAACGAACGACCAGTCGAACTGAATTGGCTTCGCCCAAATCCGATAGCCGCCATTCTGCGGGGCATCAGCGCTGACCCAGTCGTAGAAGTCGCGGTAGACAGCAGCGGCCGGTTCCTGCCGCGCGATGATCGTCTTGTAGACACCGAGGTTCTTCTTCATCCA